GAACACTTAGATGTCGGACCTGGGGCTGCACAACTTGCGGACTCCAGAACTCTTCACACCAAGCTATTTGAAGGTGAGTTGAGTTATTACAGTGAAGACAATCTAAGGCTCTATCGAGCCGCCATTGTGGACACCGGCTTCTGGGCTGATGCAGAAATGCATCGGTTTCAGAAGTTCGGAGTTTCAATGGTGAGAGGTAACAAACTGTTCTTTGCTCCAAAGAACGCTGAAATCTCGCGCGTATGTGGAACGGAGGCCTCTGTGGAAATGATTCTACAGAAAGCTATCTGTGCCTACGCTGAAATTAGGCTCAATCGTTACTTCGGTATCGATTTATCCACCCAACCTGATTTCAACCGTCGGTTCGCTGGCAAAGGTTCGAGTGACGGTACTATATGTACCGTCGATCTTGTATCTGCCAGCGACTACATAGGAGTTCCTCTTTTCGCGGCTAGCTTAGACAACTGCGCTTTCAAGCGCTTAGTCATGCAAACCCGCGCAAAGTTTTCCGTCCTACCCAACGGGAGTAATGAAGAACTGAGGATGGTTTCGACAATGGGGAACGGTTATACGTTTCCTCTTCAGACTATCATCTTCGCGAGTGCTGTTAAGGCTGTGTACGACCTGATGGGTTTCCCCTCAGAGTGTCCTAGAACACAGTACGGCGTATTCGGTGACGACATATGTATCCGCAAGGAAACATATGTCTTCTTCACTAGAATGTTAGCCAAACTGGGATTCAAGGTGAACTTAGGAAAATCGTTCAGTACAGGCCCTTTCAGGGAGTCATGCGGTGAGGACTATGCCTTTGGTAGAAATATCAGAGGAGTTTACATACGTTCTCTCGAGACTCCGCAGCAAGTATACTCGGCCGTCAATAGGCTCAATAGGTGGTCTGCTAGGCACGGCGTGTGTCTGCCCCGCACCATGCAGCTTCTCTACTCTTGGATCAGGAAAACCCTGGTCCCTCTGAGTGAAGCTGATGATGCAGGCATTCACGTTCCGTTCCAACTGACCAAACCTAAACTGACAAACAGCTACTGGTTTAAATACCGAGCTTATGTCAAGAAGAAAACAACCGTCAAGGTTGTCGAGCCTGACACGGAGGGTACCGACTGCGATCCGTTCAATCCGAATGGTATTGCGGTTGGTTTCCTTTCTGGTCGTTTAAGGAGACGAGATGTCGTGCTGCAAACTAACCCTGATCAGACTTGGCCTTGTCACGAGCTAACCGCTTGGGACAATGACTGGTCGATCTCTTACTCTGTAAGAGATAAGATGGGTGCACGTGCTCGGTACAAAATCGTCTCAAAGTCGCTGCCCTTCTGGGATTATATCCCAGAAGGACGGTATCCAGCTGACCATTCTGATCCACTCAATTCTAAGAGAGTGGATAATTCAGGAAACAGCTGGGATGAAA